TTAGAGAACTTAGCTTGACCTCCATACAAATTTTCTGTTACCACAGTCCCAAAGCTTAAACCAACCAAGCCGCCGCATGTTGCCCTCCTCTGAGAGGGCAACATCGTATGCTTCACCTAAAAGGGCTGGCAGCTTATGTTTCTGTGTGGCAACTCTGCTGAGGCGATTTGGAAATTGCGTATTTGCCCAAAAATAGGCTGGTAGTGTGCTCTGCTCTTCCATCATTCCTATGCGCAGATAGACATCACCACCTCCTAGGGAAATGTCTGCAAATGAAGTTACTGACGCCGGAGAGTGCGCCTTGACGAATGCCTTGAATAATTTAGATGCCCCGCCAGCTATATTAAGTCCAGCCTTGGTTGCAAAACGGTATATTTCCCAGTGAGAACTGTCCCACCTCATGAATCGCCGTTTACCAAATGACATGACCGCAACCAGCTCTTCATTAACCATGAGCCCCATGTTCACGCTGCAGCGCACATAACCGGCCAGGTGATTCTGCTTTAAAAATTTATTCGCATCACTTGATTTAATGCTTACAACACGAGTAGCGCGGGCGCCCATCCTCTGGCTCAGTCCACACGCGTTTGCTATAACAGACCTGACAGTGTGCGGGTGCTGCAGGAAATGATCTTCCCAGATATGAATCAGGCGTATACCTCTCTGTGCGCACGCCTCTGATTTATTAAGATGATAAAATTTGTTGTGATTCTTAAGACTACTGTGCCAGTATATACCATTGAATTCTAGCGCCAGCCGCCGTGCTGGGATATAGATGCCCAATTCCAAACCGCCCTGAATAATATTCCTTGCATTAAATATGAGCTCATCATGCGGCAGCAGCTCTGCAACTAGAGTTCTGAGTGAGAGCTCTAGAATAGAAGCACTAGAAGTACAGTGAGGGCATGTGGTGATCAGTCCATCTGAGATGGAGCAGTCATAACTCTTGCCACATTCCAAGTGTTTCCAGGTTAGCTGTACGTGCTCCAGCAGATCTCTATTCACATCCAGCGCAAGATGTGGATTCATGCACTCTACATTTCTTCTGGCTTCGTTTGCTCTTATAGTTGCTTCTGTTTTTCCAGACAGCACGTTCCTCTCAATAATTTCGCGGCTTACTCTCTCACGAGCACCGTGCAGCTTCATAGAGTGGTCCACACCGTACTTGTTGAGCATGTGGACCATGAATTGTTCTGATCCCCAGGGATGAGGGCGGCTTCTCCCATATTTTTCTAGATTGGTGTTCTTTATTCTGCTGTGTGCCTCTGTCGATGAAAGGTATTGATCAGTACCATATTTTTCTAGGTTTGATGCGGCTTGAGCCGCCCGAAAATCTGGGTTTCTCTTGGCACAGCGCACGCTGCAGGTAGATGTATATCGTCCACCTTCAACATTTGTTCTAAAATTTTTAGAGCTCAGGACACCACCGCAAGAGGCGCACGTGGGATAGGTCGTGAAATCATGCTGTAGCCAATAAAGTTTTTCTCGTAGGCTACCACGACAGGCGACTGTTAAGGATTCAATTTCATTCTTAGTAGCGATTGACAGGTAGCGAATGTCTCCATTTGATATTTTTTGCTGAGAGAGAAGATCTTTAAGACTCTTAGATGATGGCATTGAGCAGCTCCAGTTGCCAACGATATTTATATTTACACATGAAAAGCCGTAACTTTTCAATCAGATAATAAATAGTGCATATTGTTGTTGAACACAAGGAGACCATGACATGGCAACACTCTCACAATTTGGTATCCCAGGCGCTGGCTTTGGTATACTACAACCAAAGCAAAAATATCGTTGGCAAGTTACATTTGTCGGACTTGGTAAGCTTGTTCCTGCTGCTTCTTCTAGGGAAATTACTCGTCAGGCAACTAATGTTACACGTCCTAACATCAGCTGGGAAGAGGTAACAATTCATCGCTACAATACAACCTCATACGTTGCTGGTAAGCATTCTTGGCAGACCGTAGACTTGACACTTGAGGACGATCTAACCGGATTGGCATCTCAGGCTGTTCAAGCTCAAGTTGAAACTCAGACCCGAGTTATTGGCGCTGATCTTCCTGCAAATTGGTTGAATGCCGCGGCAACTGGCTCTGACTATAAATTTGGTACTATTATACAACAACTAGATGGTAATGAAGGTGTAGTTGAGGCGTGGAAGTTAGAAGGTTGCTTCTTCACAACAGTTAATTACAATGACCTAGATTACAGCGATTCAGGCGCAGTAACAATCTCACTAACTATCAGATATGATCATGCACGCCAAGAGCTAACTGGTCAGGGTTATGGTACAGCTCTATCTGGTAATCTATAATTGAATTAATTTAAAGGGGCAAACTATGGGAACAATTTCAAACCTATTCAACAGCGTTCCAGGAACCAAGAAGGACTGGAAACAAGACTGGAAAGAAACATCCAAACAAGACTGGAAGTTTGACTGGGACAGCGCAGCTGGTGCCGTAATGCCAGCCCCAGTTAACACGGTGCTGCCTGTTGTATCTGGTGATCTGATCGGTGCCGTCACCGTAGGCGAAACACTTACAACGACGAACGGTACATGGACTGGTGAGGGTATCTCCTACACCTACCAGTGGAGAGTTGGTGGAGTTGCAGTTGTGGGAGCTACTGGTTCAACATTCGACACGACTGGACGTAATGTGGGTGATGTAGTTACTGTAAGAGTTACAGCTACTAATGGTGGTGGCAGCGCTACAGCTACAAGTCTAGGTCTCACGCTCGCTTAATCACGCGTACGAGGCAGTAGGATTAAAAGGGAGCCTTAAGGCTCCCTTTTATTTTGACCACATACCCAATAAATAAAGATATGTGAAGTGAATAAAGGCTAGAACAGTTATCATGTCCGATATTTCAGGTATTATTAAATCTACAGGAGTGGCTCTTGAGGCTCAGGCATTCAAGATGTTTGGTGCCGCTGTAGAAAATGCAACTAAAGGCATGCTTGGAAAGGCGTTCACCTCCCCAACTAAATCTGCACCATCTAGTTCTAATCCCACTGCCTCAGACCTAAAGAATTACCTCCCAGGTTCATCTGTGATGAGTGAGCCAGGCGTCTATGACCCGACCCGCTATTCAGCAAAAATAGCCAGCGGGGACGGTGGATTCCAGCCAAAAGGAAAATTTTTATTTAAGGTTGGGTTCAGAGTCATTCCAGAGGTTGCGACACTACTCATACAGGCCGGTTATCCAACCGATTTGCTTGAATCTGTAAAAGACCTAACGTTCATTGTTATGGACATAGATCTTCCCACTGTCACATATGATTATGAAGATGTCAACATGTACAATTTTAGGACAAAGGTCCTAAAACGCATAGACTTTAAGGATCTATCATTTTCATTCCACGATAACGTCGCTAATACGGGCTTGAATTTTATCAACACTTACATGATGGCGCTCAGTCCAATAACAAGAATGCGTCAGATGGCAGGAAACCGTACTCTTGATTCTAGTGGTTTTGCATTTTCAGACATGATGGGCACGCTTGACACCTCTCTTAGAGGATCTCTGCCAGGCAATCAAAATAATATAATTTCTGAAATTTTCATAGAGCACTTCTATGTGCAGACTGCCAAGACTGGCAGCCCCGTAGATTCAGTAAAATTAAATACGTTTGTATTCACCAATCCTAGGCTTAACGAATTTAATCTAGGTTCTTTGGATTACAGTACAAGTGAGTTGAACAGCATAAAAATGAGCATAAATTTTGATTCCATCTATATTGAGCCTGGCGCGTGGGGCAGTAACACCAAAACTCCTTCACTTCCTGGCAGTGATATTATGGATGGCGCCGACGTACTTGGCCCGTCAATCATAAGAGGATCGGCTGTTCAGGCGGGAAAGGCGTCAAATCCTATCATAGACATTCTTTCTAGACAAGGACAGCGAATAGCTCAGACCGCTGTTTCAAATGCGCTGGGTAAAGCGCTCGGTAATACTTCTGCCGGTAGAGCGCTCGGTGGAGCAGTTGGTCTCGTGAGTGGTGCTCTCGGAGAGGCTGCAGGAAGAACCATTAAGAGTATATCTAGTGGCATCTCTGAAAAAATTTCTGTTACTAAATTGCCATTTGTAAGTGACAACAGTGCTACAGGTGGCACAGCTACTCAACAGAGTAGTAGGGATCAGGATATAGACAGATGATGACATCAGTTCATGTTGAGAAATAACAAATGGCTATCCGTGGAAAATTTATCCCTAAGAATCCAGAGAAATACATGGGTGATCCATCTAACATATTCTTTAGATCTCTGTGGGAAGCCTCATGTATGAAATTTTTTGATTCGTCAAAGGATGTGTTGCGGTGGGGGAGTGAGGAGCTCAGCATACCCTACCTTAGTCCTAAAGATGGGCGGGTGCATCAGTATTTTCCAGATTTCTTTATAGAGTACAGAGATGCTGAAGGCAGCATTAAAAAAGAAATTGTTGAGGTCAAGCCGTATCATGAATCTGACAGTGCAGCAGCGAAAACCGACAGATCAAAAGCCGCACTTGAGATAAATGAAGCTAAGTGGGCAGCCGCCGCTACTTTCTGTGAATCAAGAGGACTGCAATTTAGAGTGCTAACAGAGAGATCGATTTTCCACAGACCACCACCCAAACAGAGGAAGCGGAAAAATGGCTCTACATAGATTCACCCCAAAGAATTTGAGCAAATACAGAGGAGACCCATCTAAGATAACTGCACGCAGTTCTTGGGAGCTCATGTATATGTCTGTGCTAGATTCATCTCCACAGGTAAAAATGTGGACTAGTGAACCAAACCTTCACATTAGATACTACAATCCAATAAGTAAGAAAGAAAAGAATTATTTTCCAGATTTTCTCATACACTATACTAATGGCACTGTAGAAATAGTGGAGATAAAGCCGGCTAAAGAGGCGCTCATCTCAGCTGCCCGCTCTCAGTATGATAAGCTCATGCTGGTCCAGAATATGGCAAAATGGCAAAAGGCAAATGAGCTGGCCAAGCGCATAGGCGCTACATTTAGAGTCGTGACAGAGAATCAACTATTTCCTAATGGTAGATCACCTACCCAAAGAAAGGTTTCTTCAAAATGAACATCAAGCACCCACTAGAATCTGTTTTTAACATGCAGAGTGGATCCGTAGATATAAATGTTGAATCACAGTATGAGATTCAGGAATCACCTCTTATGCCACAGCCAATGGCAGATGGCTCTCCTGCTCCAGATGTCAAAGACGAGGATGATGTCTTGGTTGAGAAGCGAATTGACGAGGTATATGATGCGGCCATGACAGCCTACCAGAATCAGTCGGCTTATACTGAAATAATTGAACCACGTTATGCTGCCAGAAATGCTGAGGTTGCCGCGAATTACTTAAATATAGCACTGGCTGCTGCTAATAGTAGAGCACGAGTAAAGGTGGATCGTAAGCGCGCCAATCAGCAATTTATACCTCACGGCAGTGGAGGAAAAACAACCAACAACATTGTGATCGCTAATAGAGAAGAAATTTTAAAGATGATCACTATTGACAGTGAAAAGAAGCAGATAGAATAAAGAAAGAATGTATGAAGACACGCGAATTGTTAGAACGAGTAAATGAAAAGCTTTTCTGGCAGGGTCTTGGAAAACAATTCCGGTCTGTTAGAGATCACACTGGGGCTGGGGCATGATCACATTCAAACAATTTATTTCAGAAGCATATGCTGAAGGTCAAAAGTATTCTGGTAAAATTCCAGAGATAAAGTACCTGCCAGTCAGTGCTATTGAGCGCCCATTGGCTCAGGACGGCAGAGAAGTTTTGACTGTCAGCGACCAAGTAGCCCGAAATATGAATTTTTCCGAACCGGTTGAGGTAACCGTTTTTAGGTTTGGAAGTGTAAATGATGATACCTTACCCGTGGTCAGTCTTGACGATGGACACCATAGGGTAGCAGCGGCAATTCAGACTGGCCGAGCCTGGCTTCCTGTTAGTGCTAGAGCTCGAAATGCTCGAGGCGAAAAGATAAATGCTCTAATCGCCCTGTCTAAACAAATCCAACAACATCTCTAGGATTAAATTAAAATGGCCACCACTTTTAAGAAATTTATTTCAGAATCAATCAATGATAGAGGTATCTTTAAAGCCATATTTGTGGTTGGAATTCCTGGTGCAGGTAAGAGCTATACTGTTTCCCAAATAAAGGGGTCAATTCCAGCAGCCATAGTGAATACCGACAGGTCTGTTGAATTTCTCATCAAAAAATGGAATATTCCATCAACCTCTGATACGTGGCCACAATTCAAAGATACCGCGCACCGAATGACAAAAACCACTCTCATCCACGCACTAAATGGAATGAGACCACTGTTCATAGATGGAACGAGCTCAGATCCCTCTGCCATATTAAGAAGAGCTGGCTTGCTAGAATCACTTGGTTACGATATAGGTCTTGTTCATGTTGGGTGCTCATTAGATGCAGCCAAGGCCGCCGCAGCTGAGCGTGCCAAGAAGATAGGTCGAGAGGTAGATAACGAGTTTATTGAGGCTGTTGCTGCTCATGATGCGGAGAATACAGAATTCTTGGCTTCTAAATTTTCTAATTTCTTCATAAGAATAAATAATGATCGTGATGAGCTCACAGACGAGGTCATGAATCGTGCCTTCTCACAGGCCCAGTCTTTCTTTACCGCACCACTCTCTAACCCTATTGGTAAGAGGGCCCTCGATAAACTACGGAGTGAGGGTGAGGCCTACCTGGTTCCAGAGGTTTTTAGCATGGATTACCTAACAAAAATAACAGATTCCTGGTACAGATCATGATCTCTTTCAAACAATTTCTCAAGGACAGCGAGGATCACGCGGCAGCCGGAGAGGCCTGTGCTGAGCGCATATTCAGGGACTGTGCCCCATACCTCAAGCAGGTACAAATGCAGGTTAATCTTTCTGATATTCGGCGATCAACGGGAATCTTGTGGAGAGGCATGAAGGGCATGCCAGACAGTGATCCAGCTAACCCATGCACGAAGCTTGCTGGCAATCGGGAAAGAAAACCTTCAGATACAAATCTTGCCCTGCACACTATTCTAGATGCTCACCTTTTCAAGCACTTTGGGTTTCACTACAGATCTAAAGGCGTCTTTTGTTCAAACAGCCCAGTTCAGGCCAGCGGTTATGGCAGTGATCTCTACCTAATTTTCCCAATTGGTGAATTTAAGTATGTCTGGTCAGATACTCTCTATGATGCATATGCAGAGCTTGACAATAGATGGCACTCAAACCCGCCACAATCATATCTTGTTATACTGCATGACATGAACGTATGGGACAAGGGATTAGTAGATGATGATGGTTTCCCCATTGATTATGATGAGTGGTATAAGTTGGTTGGACAGTGGTTAGACAAGATGCGTCCTTACAAGGATTCAGATCTGCGAGAGTGCCTGAGGGAGCACGCTGCATCTGCTGGTTTTGGAAGAGAGGTCATGCTGCAGTGCAGTGAATACTATGCTGTGAGCATTCATGATGCCCGTGCGGTATTAGAAGCTCTTGAGGAATTAAAAAAATGAAGACATTTAAACAGTTTTTATCAGAGGCACCTCAATTTGAGATAGAGCGTTTTAAAGCTGACTGTGCCTTTACCTTAGAACAGCTTAAAGGCTCACACGGACAGTCACTACTGTATCGTGGCACCCCAGCCGCCCCAATAGATTGGGAGATCAGCAAGTGGCAGCGCCGAGTGCAGCCCAAAGATACGAGCCTGATCTATCATCGCGCCATGAATGAATGGTTTAAATCTAATATGGGCGATGCAATCCGTAATTGGATGTTCTGCACCGGATACAAACCAACAGCAGGTGTATACGCTAGAGGCAAACCAGTTACTGTTATTTTTCCAATTGGTAAGTTTGAGTGGGTCTGCAGCAAAGACCCTGCCCTAACCGATATGACGGATTTTATTGCTAATCTTCAGCATAGCATTTCCATGAAAACGCCAGAGACCGGTAAGGATTGGATTCATACAGTAGAAACAAATACAATTGCGGCTCTTCATGATAAATTAGACAGCACACAATTCTGGCACTCTACTGATCTGCTTGATTGCATTAAATCCAAGACCGAGATCATGTTCAAGTGCGATAAATATTACTGTTTCTCTGATTATGATAATGAAACAGGTACTCTGCACTCAGAAGAAATGCAGCAGCTACTAAAATCACTATGAAGACATTTAAACAATTTTTATCAGAGTCACATCAATTTGAGATAGAACGCTTCAAGACTGATTGTGCACTTTTTCTAGAACAACTCAAGGGATCTCACGGTTCTGCCTTGCTCTATCGTGGCTCTGCCTTTCCACCCACTGATTGGGATATTAGAGAGTGGGAACGCAGAACAAAACCACGCGATACGCTCCGTGTCTATCATGATGCCATGAATGAGTGGTACAAGGATCGCATGGGTGATGAGGTCAGAAACTGGATGTTCTGTACTGGCTCTGCACCAAGGGCTCAGCCCTATGCTGGATGGACAGGAAAGCCCATCTCTGTCATATTTCCCATTGGACACGTTGAATGGGTCTGCAGTCGGGATCCTGAGCTCACCGACATGACTGACTATATTGCAAACCTAGAGCATGAAGTACAGAAGGATCTAGCAGCAGGCATCGAGGATGAAGATCAGGGTGAAGATCAAGATGCCATTGAAACTGAAACAATCAAGCGGCTCACAAACAAGCTGTCAAGCACCAAGTTCTGGCGCTCTACCAACTTGTTAGACTGCATTCATTCTCAAATTGAGATCATGTTTAAATGCGACAAGTATTACTGCTTTGCAGATGTTAAAGGGGGCACGCTCTATTCACCTGAAATGCAACAATTGCTAAAATCACTATGAAGTCATTTAAACAATATTTAATCGAGGAAAAAAAGATAGATGATGTAGAGGCAGCAGTGGACGGATGGCATCATGCGTGAACTCGAGAGGATTATACTATGATCACCTTCAAGAAATTCCTAGAGGCCACCGTAAATCCAGACTACTTACGTTTCACTGGATCATCTAAGAAGCGAGCTCTTAAGAAAGAAATGCGCCGGGAGATAGAGCGTTTCAAGGATATGCCCCATGATGATCCAGCCGCGTATCCGGATGACTGGACCGCCGACATAAAATATAAAAAGGAACTGAAGAAGAGCGGCCGAGAGCTTCCTAAGAGCAAATACACGCAGAAATTTTCTCAGTTGTACGGTGAATCCCTCAATGAATCTAATGTAGATGTAGCTCTAAAGAATAAAGCTGAGAAAACCGGTGTATCAGTAAAACTTTTAAGGCGGGTTTATGACCGTGGGCTGGCGGCTTGGAGAGTAGGTCACCGCCCTGGAGTAAGCCAGCACCAGTGGGCGATGGGCCGGGTGAATTCTTTCCTGGTTGGTGGTCCTGCGCGTGAGGTCGATAAGGATATATGGGATGCGCACACATCTTCTTAATACCATGTTTTTGTTCTAAGCTGCAGTCACAGAGTAAAAATTAGCAGGTTCTACATATTATTCATCGCAATCGGTGTTAAAATATGCAGTAATAGCCACCTGCGCATCAGAGATAATGTAAAACATTTACACAGTTATAAATAATCATCAAATTAACATCAACATTTGAAGGTTAAAAAAATGAAGCTAATTAAAGAACTTGATGCACTGGTTGAAGCCTCAACGAATGTGGCGGAAGGTCATGATGAAGATGATGAGAAAAATCCATTTGATGAGTTAGAGTATGGTAAGGAATATCCAAAAGACAAAATTCAGAGCATGATTGACCATGGTTATGCTGAGGTTCAATCGGGTGACATTGATAATCCACGACGGGCTATTCAGTTGCTTAATCTCGACACTCGTGAAACGCAGATGATTTACGTTAAAGAAGCTTCACAGAAATTACGGTACCATGTTGTTTCTAAGCTTGATGGTTGGGTGTTGGCTAGTTATGCCACTCGTGAAGAAGCACTAAAAGCTGCAGGTGGTAATCCTGTAGTTAGCGGTGAGCTTGAAACAGTTGGCGATCATAAGTTCGTAAAAGAAGCTTTTAAACTGGGTGATAAGGTTAAGATTGTTGCTGGTGCAAAAGATGCTATAGGTAAAGAAGGTGTCATAGGTGAAATTCGCAGCGGTCCCTATAAAGGCGCACCAAAAGAATTTACAGTAGACTATGATTACGATGAAATAACTGATCGGAGCAAATCCATAAGGGTATCGTCTGCACAAATTAGAGCTTTGAAAGAAGCAGCATATGCAGATGATCTAGACCCAAATGCACCGGTTGTTGTCACAGGTGTTAAAGGAATGGCGTCTAAACCATTTAAAAAGAAATTCAAGAACATGGATGCATATGATGCCTGGTGCGACAGTGAAGAAGCCGGAGACTGTGAAGTTCACAAGGTTATTAATGAGGACGCAGCAGAGTCACACCGCTCAAACATAGAGGTGATTGCCAGTGTAGATGGTCTCATGGTACTGTGCGATGGAAAAAATTTCAGCCTAAGATCTGGAGGAAAGCGCCACGCCAAGATCTCGCACGATGATTGGGCGCATCTAGCTGCTGCAGTTAAAAATCGCGTTACAGTAACAGTTGGAAACATGACACTTGAGCCCCATGCCGACAGTTGGGAATTGAAGGACAGCTCTGGAAAGTCTTTTGCTTCGCTAGATGCAAGTGAGATTGATGGACTCATGGCAGGCGTTGACGCACACCTAAAGAAAGCTCACGTTGACTCTGACACTGCACACAGTGTTAAAGAAGACACCCATGAAGATCATGAAACCGGTGCCACTGATTCTGATGGGATTGCGGACTACGATCGCGGAGAGTATGACCGTGAAGGTGATATGGCTCACACACAGTTGCATACAATCTGTGCCGCCTCCCAGGATCTCTTAGAGATGATTGATGCAGAGGATAACCTACCAGAGTGGGTACAGTCAAAGCTTACACTTGCTCAAGACTATCTTACTACAGTAAGAGACTACCTAGCCGCAAAGAAACACGACCATGCTGCTGAGTGAGATTCTATCAGAGGCGTGGGATGACAGTGGGGCCAGCGATGCTGAAGGTCGCTGGGCTGCCTATCGTGATGGTAAAATCGGTGTCAAGAAGATGGCAGAGTGGTTGCTCTCCTCACGCGTGCACAAGCGCCGGCCTGCGGACAAGCTAAAGAGCGCGTATGGAGCTATCGCGCAGCAGCAGAATACCTCCAAGCTCATCTCAGCAGATCAAGCCGATCGGCTGCGCGCTGCTCTTGCCGCAGCGTTCAAATTAAAATACTCATCATAGATACAAGAGATCATATGCCACCTCCTCTCCTACGATCACTAGCAGCTCTTTCAGATCCGCACGTCTCCACAAAGAAGATGGAACGGAGATGGGACGCGGCTAAAGACATAGTTAAGAAACAGTACAGCCTAGATGAAAAGAATCCAAGATTCTGGGCACTAACCACAGGAATTGTTAAGAAAATGTCAGGAATTAAAGAGAACATGACATTCAAGCAGTATTTAGGCGCATACGCACCTGACAGACTTGAAGCAGTAAAGAAAGCTGGATTTAAGGTGTCTGTTGAGTACCATGACGCCGATTGGACAGCTACTGGTAAGCTTGGTACGAACACCTCCACTGGCAAGAAGGTCGAGGTCGCAGAGTACATGCATAGAAAAGATGGTGCGGAGCACCGTATCTGGATGGACACAGCCGGAAACGTTTACGAAGATTCATGATTGCTATAAAATAGAATGAGTGATGAGGGAAAACCGGTAAGAATGGCATTCAGCGTTAGCTCTGCCAGAGTTCAGTACTATGATGACGTCATTGATCATCTAGTCAGAGCCGCCACCGTGCAATTTAATGACACGCACCGGAGACCTCCTTCTGTCTCTGAGCTTGCTGCATTTAAGAGAGCTCTCATACGCTACGCCGTTATACGTCATGATCTTCAAAGCGCGCTCGATCTCAAGATTAAACCATCTGAGCTGTTAAACGAATGAGACCCTCATATGAAAACCGTACTCTATATTCATGGAATGAACAGTACAAGCAAGACGTTCAATCACATGATCTCCTGTTCCCCTCTCCATGAAGTTATAACAGTCAACTACAACAGTGCCCTCCCAATTGAAAATTCTTACCTGTACATACTCTCCAAAATTCCAAAACACAAACCTATCTGTATAGTCGGTCACAGCCTCGGAGGGCTTCTGGGATATCTGATTGATTACCGGGACAACTGTGCAGATGTCACTCACCTAGTAACAATAAGCGCCCCCTTCCATGGTAGCCCACAGGCTAGAGTAATGAAATGGCTCTATCCCACCTACCAAGTTCTCTCGGATCTCTCACCTGACAGCTCTATCATGAGCGAAATTGGGCAATCCAAGCCCAAGTGCAGCATGTTGAGTCTCATTAGCACAAGAGGTAACATTCCACTCATACCTGAGCAGAATGATGGTATAGTTACAATTAGATCTCAGCAGGCCACCCCGGCTAAGAAAAAGATACAGGTAGCGGCCAATCATTTTGAAATAATTCAGGATTCCAGAACAGTGTCTGAGATAAACAAATTCATCTTTTGTTCCTGATTCCTCTGTTCCCAAGAATATAAATACTGCTAAGAACTATCCGGTTCGCTCGGTGCTATTGAGGGAAGCATGGCCAATGATCTAATAAAACGCGCGTACTCAGAATCAGAATATACTCCTGAATTCTTAAAAAGACTAAATGAATCTAAATATGTCCGGATTTACTTTAATCGCATAGAAAAAGCATTCAGTCGATCATATTCCTCAGGAATGGAAAGACACCAGCTTATCCCCAAGCGCGTGGGAGGAATAAAAACTGTATCATTGGCATATGGCGAACATTTCATCGCACACTTGCTGTTGACACGAATGATGACGCACTGGGAAGACAGAAGAAAAATGCATTCAGCGTTCAATATGATGTTGAAGCACAAACACGGACAAAAATTTTCATTAGCGAAAATTAGAAAAGTGGGAACACCGAGAACCCAAGAATGGAAAACAAAGATGGGTGAGGCAAATAGAGCTAGGTGGGCTGTCAGGAAACTTCAAAATGCCAAATAACAATTCCATAAAAAGGCCATTTCAAGAGACAGAGTTTACCTCTGATAATCTTGCAGATCTTAAAAAATGTTTAACTGATCCTATATTTTTTATTGAAAAATATGTCATGGTGCAGCATCCGACCAAAGGAACTGTGCCCATGATGCTGTATGACTATCAAAAAGAAATGATAGATTCCATACATAATAATAAAGATACAATTATTCTTGCATCTAGACAGTTAGGCAAAACCACCGTTGTTGCAGCATATATTTTATGGATGACTTGTTTTCAGAAAGATAAACTGTGCGTGATTGCTTCCAAAGCAATGAATCATGCAACCGAAATAATGTCCAGAATTAAGTTTGCGTATGAAGAATTGCCTTTATGGCTTAAACCGGGGTGTAAATATTATTCTCGCACAAGTATTGAATTTGAAAATGGTTCCAAAATTAAGTCCGAGGCAACAAGCGAGAAAACAGGCCGAGGCGGTTCTCCATCACTACTATTCATAGATGAAATAGCATTCTTAAATAAGAGAATACAAGAAGAAATGTGGGCATCAATAGCCCCATCCTTGTCGACGGGAGGAAAATTCATACTCACCAGTACTCCCAATGGAGATAGTGATCTTTTTGCATCTATTTGGAGAGCAGCAAATTCTAATCAAAATAGTTTTAAGCCTGTTAAAGCTCTATGGTGGCAGCATCCAGATAGAGGAGAAGAATATTATCAAGAGATGCTTGGTAAATTAGGTCCAGTTAAAACTCGCCAAGAACTAGATTGTGAATTTTTATCATCTGATGCGTTATTAGTTGACACGAGAAAATTACATCAGATGCGAGCAGTCGCACCCGTGTCTGAAAATATGGGATTTCAATTTTGGAGACACTCGCTGGGTGGAGGTGGAAAAACCTACCTAGTAGGTGTGGACCCAGCTACAGGCAACGGTCAAGATTTTACCGTTATACAGATAGTGGAATTTCCCTCTCTTGAACAGGTTGGCGAGCTGCGCTTGAATTCAGTTAATGTTCCTCTCATCTATTCTAAGATTAAGTGGTTACTTAAATTCTTACGTAAGCCAGATGCAGCCGGACGGAGAGCCGAGATTACGTGGTCATTTGAGCGCAATGGAGTTGGAGAAGCTCTGGTCGCCCTCATACAGAATGATGATTCTCCAGATGGTGGCATATACTTGGATGGTTGCGACCTCTATAATGATAATCCATTAAAATTGGGTATTTATACAAGTGGAAAGTCCAAGCTATTGAGCTGCATGCAACTCAAAACGTTGATTGAAAAAACTCATGGCGGTATAAAAATAAATTCTGCACATCTCATATTTGAGTTACAAAATTTCATTGCTAAAGGAGGCAGTTATGCAGCCAGATCCGGTGCCACCGATGATACCATTATGGCAATGTGCGTGGTCATGCAGCTGCTAAATAGAGTAGCCGCGTATGATGAAGGAGCTAGAAAGATAGTCTATGAAACTGTGGCACCTGACAGTGACCTAGCTGGGGATGATCCATTTGGAGATGAACCCGCTCCGTTCACATTTTTGTGAAATAGTTCACACTATACAACACACGTATCACTGAGTTGTGGTATAATAATCCTATCTGCTGCATAGGTGGGGAACTGTATGGGTTACAGAATCATTAATGTGTCTCCTGATTTTCGTTCTCAATTTGAAGAACGCAGTGGGCTAGAGGGTCCCTTTTTCTATGATGGAAATAAGGTGCTGTATTACAGTCCCAAGGAAGGAAAATATCTAAATCCTCAGACTGATGTATTTTTAACCTACGAAGAATGGGTAGAGTTCACGCGTTAACCGTTAGAGAACTCTCCGCGCCATGATCAATACCTTTAGAACACTTCCACGCCACGTTGGTATTGCATTCTCTGGGGGATGCGATAGCGTGGCGATGTTCCACATTGCCCGATCTCTTGGTCGAGAGATCACTCTCTTCACGTATGACCATGGCACGCCGACCAGTCGAGCCGAGATAGCGTTCGCAGAAGCCACGGCTACAAAGTATGCAGTACCGCTAGTCACCTATGTGGATCATCTCTCAGCACCTCAGGGAGACTCTAGGGAACGTTGGTGGAGTGAACGCCGGCGTGCATGGTTACAGGCAGCACCAGTGCCAATTGTAACTGGTCACCACCTCAATGACGTAGCTGAGTGGTATCTCATGACCGCGCTCACTGGTCAGGGTGGCTTCATTATGGATTACTCAAATAATAATATCACCAGACCTCTGATTACTACACCTCGCTCTGTTATTGAGCAGTACGTTGCTGATAATAAATTTGAATATATTACAGACCCAACCAATAGTGATACTACATTTAATAAAAGAAATAGAGTTCGCGCGCAGTTGCTGCCAGCGGTGCTAGAAGTGAATCCGGGATTCTTAAACACCATCAAACGGCGGATTATCCAGCGAGAATCATGAGAACTAGTTAACACACTCTAGCCCCGCTTCTCAGGAATAGGTGTATAATTCATTCATACCAGCTACCTTACTCGAGGAAACTAAAATGAACAAGCAAGAGTTTAAAATTACAGACCTTGATTCTGGATTTAGCACTTACTTTTTCCAGCACAACTTACAGTCAGCAGCCCATCATGTCGAGCAATATATCAAGAGAAACTCGGGCAAGTTTCCCATGTCTGTTTACCAGGTAAATACTTCACCTTGTGGACCGCGATGGATTTTGATCAGAACTCAACTGTAGTGAATCAGTAGTTTTCTACCTGGGTTATTTCTAGAATCTCGGGGGTAAAACAGATGAAGTGTTTAATTGTTCCCCTTGGCAAAATAAAACCATCATAATTAAGATTTTCACTTAAAATATTTAACCATACCTTTGGCGTTTCTCTATAAAAGTCGAACCACACCTGCTCGAGCATCTCACGAAATTGATTGGGCCCCCAACGGTCATATATTGCGTTTGATGCTTTAACAATAGCCTTTTCTGGTTTTTGGTCCCAATCTGCGAGAATATCTTCTTTATTTGGTGATAGATTGATTAGATCTTTAACTGTCGACACTGTAAATGATTTTTTTTCTGGGACAAGTCTGGGCGCACTAAGAGTTTTCACTGTATGTACTATATTGCCATAGTGCAGAGCATCATCAATTGAGCTAGTTAGATAAATTCCGGGACCCTCTTGGTCTGTCGCTGTAGATTTACCAACATTTTCGAGATTAAATTTTTTTATTTCCTTGGATGAACCATGGTACCATGTTTCATTGATTTTCGTTAGCTCGCATAATAACATTTTAATTTACCTGTTTTTGACAGAAGTAATTTCTAGCTTGTATTTATTTATTATCTGTAGTACCTTTATGCTGTGAATAGTGATGCATGATATTCCTCTGCATGAAGAACAGACCAGAGAAATGACCACTTATTGAACTTAACTCACTACCAACCACTGTTTGTGAGAAAACTACTGTGACAGAGTGTGAATTATTTCACACTCTGCAGTGTACATTTCATCAGGTTGATGGTATAATAGACCTATCGATTAATTAAACTTCTCGGAGATCTTATATGAAGCGCAACTTAACCAAAATTAATTTGACGCAACTCACTGGGATGCATAATGATATCAGTGGCGATGTATACAATATTACCGGTGATGTATCCGACATCCGTGGCTATGTATCCGGCCTCCGTGGTGATGTATCCGGCATCCGTGGTGATGTATCCGGCATCCGTGGTGATGTATCCTACATCCATGGTGATGTATCCGGCATCCGTGGTGATGTATCCGACATCCGTGGTGATGTATCCGGCATCCATAATCATGTATCCAACATCCGTGGTGATGTATCTGAAATCTGTGGCGATGTATACAATATTACCGGTGATGTATCCGGCATCCGTGGTGATGTATCCGACATCCGTGGCAACGTCTCCCGCATCCGTGGCGATGTAACCGGTATCCGCGGTGATGTATCTGGCATCACCGGTAATCTTGATGAATGTGAGTTGTCAGAAAAAGAACGACGGCATGGAGTCTGTATCACAGATCTCATTGGTATGAAATAATTCACACTCTGCAGTGTACAACCTGCCAGTTCATGGTATAATAGACTTATCGATTAATTAAACTTCTGGGAGATTTGCAGATGAACGAGCGAATCGCAAAACTCTACGATCAGGCTATCGTTATTGAAAATGGTGGTGATTATGTCTCTGGCGATTTGGATCCTGTAAAGTTCGCCGAGCTGATTGTTCAGGAATGCATCAATATTGCTTATAAGGAAGGTGACAATGTTGCCTATCTGGCACTCTATTTTGGAAGAAAAGAGAATGAGTAGTCATTGGGAATGGGCGCAGCAGTTGGCAGCACGGCATGATGCAACCTGTCCATATGCTCCAGAAAATGGTCAGCAACTACGGTTCAAGATTGGTGATTCTGTCATTTTCACCAATAGAGCTGGCATTGAATTTCACGTCAAAATAGCCGGTTACTATGAGCGCCCACAAGAACCCTGTGGACTCTATGCGCAAGGTGCTCGCTATTTGTTGAGCTGGGAGAGTCCTTGGTTTCCAGTAGCTGAGCGCACCTTGCGGCATGATCAACCGGGTTTATAAAATGAAGAAAGCTCTTACACAAACTGCCGACCACCATAATATCACCCGCACCTGTGGTATTAGTGGGAATGCCACTGGCATCACCGGTAATATTGACGAATGTGAGTTGTCAGAAGAAGAACGACGGCATGGAGTCTATATCACAGATCTCATTGGTATGAAATAATTCACACTCTGCCGTGTACAATTCCCC